GTTTCCTTTGTTGTAATGATTTTTTCTGTTGCTTTTATTATTTTTTTTAATTGGGCATTTGTTGTTTTACTCATTGGGTCAGCGATAATCTTATCAAAGTGTCTTTCCGAGATTTTATAATCAATAAACTAAAGAAGTTATGTATTACAATCAAGCAATAGATGGAGTACAATATCTAAACACACCAGAGATAGTTTTAATTCCTATAATTATATTAATCGTTGGATTATTAACATTTTATATAGTATTAAGGAAAAAAGGAAGAAAAAAGAAAAAGCGTGAAATATAATGACAAAAATAGTTTTAAAAGGAAATCCATTATCAACCCAGAGTATTTATAAATATGCTTGTAGGGGTAAATTTTCTGTAATGTATATGACAAAGAAGGGCAAAGATATTAAAGAGAGGTATCAATGGGAGATGAAAAATCAATGGGATAAACCATTATTAAAAGCACCAATTGAATTATTTATTATTCTTTATTTTGGGGATAAAAGAAAGAGAGACATCGATAATTTTAACAAGCTGATATTAGATGCTGGAGAAGAAATAATTTGGAAAAATGATAAAGATATTAAGAAACTAATCATTGAAAAAAGATATGATAAGGAATATCCCAGAATTGAATTATTTGCTACAAATATGATGGGAGATGTAGTATAATAAAGTATGGCTATTAAAAAACCAATTTTTAAGAAACAAAACCAGGTAACAAGGAATTCAAAGTACAACCAACAGCTAAAAGAAATATACCAAGACAAAGATATTAGATATTGTGAAGCAAGACTGTCAAATTGTATGATAACCTTTGGGCTTTCTTTTCATCACAAGCATAAAAGAAACTGGTATAAAAAAATGGATTAGACAAATTAGCAGATTTTAATCAGACAATTCTAGTTTGTGCTAAGTGTCATCAAAAGTTGGAACAAAATAAAGAATTACATGTTAAAGTTTTTAATCAATTAAGGGGAAATGAAGAAAGATAAATCTAAAAAAGTACAAAAAGAAATTAAGAAGGGAGAGAAAATAAGAGATTATTTACCGAAAGAAATTAGAGAAAAGCTAAGGTTTCTAAAAACTGTAAATAAATAAAAAAATATGGTATAATAAGATAATGAAGAATCTATATCCGTTTTTAGTAAAAAGCATTATTGGAGAAAGAATAATATCAATCATAGCTGATGACAAACAGAAAGCAATAAAAGAGGTTTCCCAAAGAAACCCGAATTGTATTATAAATTATTTTGGTGATATAATATCACAAGAAGAGTTAAAGGACGCTGTTATAGATCTCGTAGAGGAAAGACCAATTGATTTAGTAGAACAAAAAACAGAAAAAATGCCAATAAAATCTTTTAAGGCAAGTTTAGAATTGACCCTAAATGAAATGGGAAAAAAGCTAACTAAGACAGACAAAAAAGATTTAAAAAGAATAATTAAGAAATTATGAAAGAAGATCCTAAAAATATATTAAGAGAGGTGAGAAGGATATTATGTGTTCCAGAAAATGTGGACATTAGAGATCATGCTATAAATATAATGCTTTCTTTAGAGTGGTGGGAAACAATGTATTCAGATGAGGTAGAAGAGGGAGAAAAATTAATAAAAAGAATAAACGATAAGTTATAAAAGGTCGCTATTAAAAACCAATTAAAAAAACAATTATGGAAGAAGAAGAAAAACAAACACCTGAAGAAGAAAAAACAGATTCTGATGGATTACAAGAAGAATCTTCAGAAGAACAAGAGCCAAGCATAGAACAAAAAGAAGAGGAAGACTCAAAAGAGCCTGTTCCTGCTCCCGGATTAGCAAAATAACAACCTAACTGAGTTATTCGTTTAGTCGACCGAACGGTAATTTGGTTAAATGGTGGAGGAAAGATGGTTAAATAACTACCAATCCGAGTTTCACTTAAATTGGGCAATAGTATTCTAATTGTCTTTCCTCCGAAAAAAATATGAAACATAAAGATAAAGTAAAACTATTTAGAAAAATGAGTCTAACAAAAAGAGAAAGAGAAGAGGGGGTAAGTTTATTTAATAGTGAAGAATGGGAAAGAAGAAAGAAGTCAAAAAAAAGTAAAACAAAAAACTATGGAACCAAACACAAACACTGAAAAAATAAAAGCATTATTTAGTATAGAAATAACAAAAGAGGTATTTAAAAAAGAATATTCCCTAAGAGCAAGGATAGGAATATATATTGGAGTATTGTTAGGGCTTGTAGATTTAAAAATAACAAAAGAATAAATTATCCACTTTATTAAAAGGTGAAAATATGATATAATGTAAAAAAGGGTGCCATTTATATATATGGCAAAAAAAGGAAGACCAAGTAAATATAAAAAAGAATACTGTGAAGAACTCATAGATTTTTTTGATAGAGAACCATACGAGGAACAAAGATTAGATCACTATTATAGAGGATCAAAGGAAATAAAATGGGTAGATACCAAAAGAGTAGCAAACAAATTACCTACAATGGTTGAGTTTGTAAAATATCTTAACAATAGTGTTATTAAAAACAAAAAGGATAAGGTTAATTATAGAACAGTTTACGATTGGCTTGACCCTAAACATTCATCTTTTAAAAAAGAATTTTCGCAGACATTTACACATATAGCTAAAGAATTACAGAAAAATCATCTATTACAAAACGCACTTCAAGGATTATACAATCCTACTTTTGCTATATTTACAGCAGTTAATATAACGGATATGAATAATATAAACAAGATAGAACACTCGGGAGAAATCAAAGGAGGTGTTGTTTATATGCCAAAACAAAGAAAAGAAGATGAATAAATATGATAAATGGTTTAAATAATAATAGAAATAATTTAGAATTGCTTTCTAAGAAAGACCACGACAGGATGAATGTTAATTTAAATATTCATAGGCGATGGTTTGAAAGAAGGCAAGAATGTTCCGTATGATTTCTCAGGAAACAAAACAGAAAGAGAGAATAAACACCTTGTGGAAACCACATCCGGGAAAGCAAGAGCTGTCTTTGAGCTACAATGTTTTTGAGGAATTATACGGGGGTTAGGCGCCCGAGGAGGAGGAAAGACGGCAGCAGGGATAGTTTGGTTATTAAAAGATATAGAACATCCAAAATATAGAGGATTAGTTATTAGAAAGAATGCAGAGGACTTGTGGGACTGGATAGACAAAGCAAAACAGATATATTTACCATTAGGGGCTGAGTTTAAAGGAAAACCAGTAGAAATAAATTTCCCGTCAGGAGCTATAATAAAAACAGGACATTTAAAAGATGAAAATGCTTATGAAAAATATCAGGGACACGGATATCATAGAATGTTGTTGGAAGAGTTAACTCAGATACCAACAGAAGAAAGCTATTTAAAACTAATATCATCCTGTAGGTCAACAATACCAGAATTAAAACCAAGGATATTTGCATCAGCAAACCCGGGAGGTAGAGGACATTGTGTTCCTTTTGGAGAAGTAATAACCAAAAATGGATTTAAAGATATTAGAGATATAGAGATTGGAGAGATGGTTTTAACCCTGGGAGAAGATAACAAACAAAAGTTTGTTAGGGTTGACCAAAAAATAGAGGAAGATTATTCAGGCAAGTTGTTTTATTCTAAGAAGTTTGTTTGTACGCCAGACCATAAAATAGCTATCCAAACCGAAACAAAGAATAGAAAGGGAAGAAAGTATAACTCAATAAAGCTTAGAAGAGTTAAGGACTTTAAAGAGGTTACAAGGTTTCCTAAAATAGGGGATTTTAGAGGAAAGGAAATTAAAAGTTTTAGAGTAAAAAACACAGAAAGTAGAGTTCCTAGGTTGAAACAGCCATTTGAAATTGAGGGAGACTTATATTGTAAGCTTATGGGGTGGTTTTTATCAGAGGGACATACAGGAGAGAGAGATAAATGCTTTGGAATTTCCCAGGTAAAAAAAGAAAACAGGAATAAGATAAGAGAGTTGCTTTTAGAATGTAAGTTTAAGTTTAAGGAAAATAAATCAGGATTTATTATATATTCTAAATCGTGGTTTGATGAATTAAAGAAATATGGAAAATGTAGAGATAAGTTCATTCCAAAGGAAATAAAGAATGCTACCAGAGAACAAATGGGAATGTTTCTTGAAACAGCTATACTCGGTGATGGAAATGGTATTCGTTACTATACAACATCGAAGAGATTAGCTGATGATATTCAGGAAGTAGCTCATAAGTTAGGGAAAAAGACATATTTAAGCCAGAGGCAAAGAAAGAATAGGAAAGGATTAAGTTATACTGTTTCAATTAAAGAAAATAGAAGGGAATGGATAGAAAAAGATAAAATAAAACAGATTGATTATAAAGGGAAAGTATATTGCTTAGGAATAAATAGATTACACAGATTTTATTTAAGACAAAATGGAACAGTTTATTTAAGCGGAAATTCTTGGGTCAAAGACAGATTTATTACTCCAGCTCCACCTTTAACAGTATTTAAAGACAAAGTAACAGGAAGAAGTAGAGTATATATTCCAGCTACGATTGATGATAATCCAACCTTAATGAAGAATGATCCCCAGTATGTAGCATTTTTAGAAGGATTACCAGAGAAACTAAAGAAAGCTTGGAGATATGGAGATTGGGATATATTTGAAGGACAGTTCTTTAACGAATGGGACAGAACACAACACGTAGTAAAACCATTTAACATACCAGACAGTTGGGCTAAGTTTAGATCAATAGACCCTTCAGGAAGACACGGGACTACATCTTGTCATTGGTATGCTGTAGATTGGGACGGAGTTGTATGGTGTTACAGAGAACATTATGGGTCGGGAAAAGACGCTGATGAACACGCAAAAGAGATAGCTTTATTATCAGAAGGAGAAGATTATAAATACACAGTTATAGATTCAGCAGCATTTTCAAAACTAGGTTTACCAGAAAGTATAGCAGAGGTTTATGAAAGAAACGGAGTGGAGGGATTAGTTCCTTCTTCAAAGAAAAGAATTGATGGCTGGAACGCTGTTCACAGATATTTAAGATGGAAGAAATATCAATTACCAAAATTGAGAATCTTTAATACCTGTGTTAAAATGATTGAAACTATACCAGCTATGATACACGATGAAAAGACTCCAGATGATTTAGACACAGATTTAGAAGACCACGCAGTTGATGAGCTAAGATACTTTTTACAAACAATAAGAGATCAAAAGGTTTCGAAACCTAAAAACAAAGTAGAACAAAAATTAGAAGAATTAAAAAGAAAATCACAAGAAATGAGTTTTAATTATGCCAAAAATAGATGAAAAAAAATTAAAAGAGGAAGAAGTAAAACCAACCTATGAGGCCAGAGGGACAGAAGAGAAGATAAAAAAACACATTAAAGAAAGAGTAGAGCAAATGAAAGAACATAGGGAGCAGATTGGTATTGAAGATAAATGGTTAGAGGCTGAAAATGAATATATCCCAGCCAAAATAGAATTTGATAAAAACCAAAAGAGGTTTGAACAAAATCAGGAAACAGGACTTAGGTCAAGAATGGTTAGGGTTGGGGGAGATGCCCAGGATTGGAGGTCAATGAATTCAGCTCCTACGCTTTTAGTTAAAATACAGATAGCTCTTTCAATAATAGTAGATAGAAATCCAGAAGCAGTTTTATCAACGTTAGATGAAAAATATGAAAAGACTACTGATTTGGCTATGAGTTTATGGAAAAGGAATTTTGAAATTACTAATGCCAAGGAGGTTTATAAGAAGTTTTTATTTAATTTATTCTTATATGGCTGGGGAGTTGGAAGAACTTATCCAAGGTTAGAAAAATATAATAAAAGGGTTTTAATAGAAACCGATCCTGAAAATCCAGAGAATGATGTTTATGAAGAACAAGAAATAGTTCATTACAATGATGTTTATAGAGAAAATATTAAACCTTTTAATGTATGGATAGATGAGCAAACGAAACCGTATGAGCCAGATACAATGAATGAGTGTTATTATGAGATAGATTATGTTTATGACAAAGCTAAAGCAGAGTTTGGAAAATATCCTAATTTTAAATATGTAAAAAAAGATTCAAAGGTAAGAAACAAAAGAGAAGAAAAGCAAGAAAAAGAAAGAAAAGATATAGTTACAGTAGGATTTTATGAAAACAGATTAAAAGATTTATATGTGATATATATCCCAAAAGACGGAATAGTATTATATTATTCCCCGCTACCAAATGATGATGGAATGTTATCTTTATTCCACGCACCTTTATTGCTAAGATCAGCTGATTCACCATACGGAATAACCCTATGGGAGATAATAAAACAAGACAAGGAGTTGTATGACAAGTTAAATAATATGACAATGGATCAGTTAGTGTTATCTGTAATGAAAATGGGATTTTATACTGGCACAGGAACACTCGAAGGAGATGGAAATATATATATTAAACCAGGAGTATTAAAACAAATAACAAATGGAAAGATTGAATGGATGCAAATACCAGAACCCGGAGGAGAAGCTTGGGAAGGATTGCAATATTTAACAGGGAAAATAGACGATGCTTCCGGTATTACACCAACACTTGAAGGGGAGGTTACCGGTAAAACATTAGGAGAGGTGTTACATGCAAAAGAATCAGCACTTAAAAGACTAAAGACTCCTATTGAGAACATATCAGAGGCAATGGAACAAGACGCCTATATCACTCTTTCTTGGATGGCTCAATTATATTCAACTCCTGAAGTTAAGAGTTTTTCAAATATACAAGAAATGTTAGAATATGAAAAAGAGAACGAGATTAAAAATAATGGAAACATTTATGCAGATGTTAATCAGGAAACAGGAGAATTTGAAGAAGTTGAAGCTGAATATTATAGAAAAATGGCATTACACCTAGAAGACAGAGATGGGTCTTTAATAGAATCAAAAGAGTCGCAATACTTTCAAATAGGAAAAGACATAGAACCAAAGAAGTTAAAATGGAAAGGAATATTTAGAATAATACCAAAGACATTGATTCCACCCTCACAAGAGCTTGAGAAACAAATAAAAGGAGAAATATTTAATATGTTAACTCCATTGTTTGCAGACCCAGAAGGATATTCAAAATATGGAAAGGGTGTTGAACAAATACTTAAAGTTAACGATGAAGACCCAGAAGATTGGATGCCAGACTCTTGGTTAGAACAGAAGAAAGGAAGCAATAACCTTTTTGTAAGAGCTCCACAGCCAGGGCAGGAAGCTGTTCCTGGGACAACAATGAAAGGACAACAAGGATTAGGAGGACAAACAGGGCAAACTGTAGTTCCACAAAACGAAACAACGGGCCCAGGAATAAACAAAGCAAAAGAAATGTTTAAGGGATTATTTAAAAGATGAACGAATTAGACAAAAAGAAAATAAAATCATTATTACAAAATACAGATGGATGGGAAGCTCTTTTAAGATATATAAATGAGTTAAAGTCTGAATGGGATGATGAAAGCTGTAATTTTGAAACAGAATGGGAGTCAGCCAAACTAATCTTAAAAAAGGAATACAAAAAAGAAGGGTTAACAGAGTTTATAAATAAATTAGAAAGAATAGCTTATAATTAATATGTTACACGAAAACAACCAAGCAACCATAAGCGATTTAAGTGGAAAAAACCATATTAAGATAGAGGTTAATACTTCTGAAAAATATAAAGACAAGCTAACCGTGAAAATGGGCGACAAAAAAGCCATTATTAAAAAGAAAGACCTTTATGCTATAGCTTTTATGATAGCCGATCCTGAAACACAAGCTGATTTAATGCCCGTAAAACAAACAAGAGTAAGAAAACAAATAAGACAGTATAGAGTAAAAGCAAAAAAAGATATTAGAAAAGGAGAAGAAATAGTGTTTAATGCAGAGGTAAACACCCCAATACAGGTCATAGAAGGATTAAACAGAGATATTATGGGGGGAAAGTATACCGGCGATGGAAGAACAAAAACAAAATCTGGTATTATAATTTAAAAGGTTGGAGTTCTCCTGCTCTTTCAGGAGTAATAAATTAAAAGTAAAAAAACTCAAAAAAATGCCAAAAACAAAAAAAACAAAAAAAACTTCGGTAGATAAGAAAATTGAAAAGATAGAACAGAATATTAATGACTTAACAGAGATAGTCTCAAAAGTGGTGGAAAAGCCAAAAGAAGAAGATTCAGAAAGAGTTGTTAGAGAAATAAAAGAAGAGGAAAGAGAAATGAGAAATCAAATGGTCTCGCCACAGATAAACAGATTAGTCGATACTATCCTTGGACCAGAGTTCGAAAGAAAAATCAGCTTTGGAAAAACAGGACAGCCGATGTTAAAAATAACTGTTCCAGAAGAGGTCTCTAATATGGCAGAGGATGAAAAGGAGACATATAAGATAGACAAAAGAACAATTGTTTTAACAGACGGAATAAATAGTGCTGAAGAGGGTCTTAATAGAATTAAAGCAAATTTAAAAAAGCCGAAAAAAATAAATTAATATGCCAAAAGATTTTCTAAAATGTGTAAAAGAGGGAGGAAAAATGGTTACTAAATCATTAAAAGGAAGAAAATATGTTCACGGATGTAAACCCAAAAAAGGAGGAGATGTTATATGGGGAGAGGTAAAAGAGAAAAAAGAAACATCTAATGGCTATACAACAAAATGAAAGTTAAATTTAAAATTAAAGAAAGATTAGTCTCTTTGAGACTGTTAAATCAAAACAAAGGATTAAAGATTGAAGATATTAACAGAGTTTCAGCCGATGCAGAGAAACTTCAAGTTACAAAGGAAGAGTGGAAAGAAGTAGATAGAAAAGATTATATTAATGGAGAAGAAATAACAGACAAAAACAGAATTGCTTTAACGAAAAAGTATGCAGAGAAAATAGCTAAGAATGAGATAAATCAAGCAACACAATGGAGTGATGAAAAAGATAAAGAGAAAGAAATAGAACTAACAGAACCAACAATTAATCTTTTGAAAGGTGCAATAAAAGAGAAAGAAGACAAGGGTGAATTAGGCATTGATAGTGATTCTGTGTCTATTTCAAAAATAAACGAACAAATAAAAGGTTGAGAGCATTAACAATTTAGTAAAAGGTGTGGCTGTAGAGGGCTGATACGGCTTTCTGTGTAGTTTCGCACCTTTTGCTATATGGAGAGCCATATCAACTCTTTACAGCTACATTGTAAGGAGTTGTTTTAGTTTCCTTCGTTCTTTGGCGAAGTAAAATTAGAACAAAGTAAAATCTATGGCAACAGAAAAAGAGGAAGTAAAAGAAGACATTGACCCTAAAGAAGAGGAGACCGAAGAAGAGGTTGAATCTGAAGAAGGGGTTGATGACGAGGAGAAGGAAACTCCTGAAAAACCTTCCAAACCAAAAAAAACCGAAGAATCTGAAGAGGAATCCGAAGAGTCTGAAGAAGACGAAGAGGAGGAATCCGAAGAGGACGAAAACCCTGAAGACGATGGACTTAAAGATATTCCGGGAGAAACCAATAGAGAGAGAGCTTTAAGAGCTCAAGTAACTAAGCTTAGAGGTAAACTTAGAGAAGAGAGAAAAGAAGAATTATTCTCAAAAGAAAAAAAGGAGACCGATGATACTAAAGTAGAGGAAGATCCTGAATATGAGAAGATTCTTTCTAAGTATGATCCAAAAGAGCTTAAAAGTATGGAAGAGATTTTTAAAGCTTTGTCTGGGAAACTGGGTTTTGTAAAAAAAGGAGAGGTTCAATCTCAATCTTATAAACAGGTTGCTGATAATCTTCTGGATGATTTTTTAGACGATCATCCTGAATATAAACCAGAGAATGATCCTGATAATGTTTTATGGGAATCATTTAAGACAGAACTTTCCTATTACAAGAAACCAAAGAATCCAAGGGAATATAAGAAATTATTTAACAGAGTCCATAAAGAAGTCTATGGGGTTAAGTCTAAAAAAGATCTTAACAAAGTAAGAGCGAAAGAGAAAAAAATTAAAGTCGCTTCTCATAGTAGCTCTTCTCCTCAGGGTGCGAAAGCACAAAAGACACAAAAGATTAAGTTAGATCCTTCTTACAAAGAACATTTAAAAGGGTTCACTGAAGAAGAAAAAGACGAATTGTTTGAGGAGTAAATTAAAAAAATGAAATGCAAGGATTTGCTATTATTAAAGACGATAGAGACAAGGGCTTTTCTAACCTTCCTATTTCAAGTTTAGCACTCTCAATTGGAGATCTAATTGAAGTAACCGCTGGCTCTACGGCTTGGGCAAAAACAACATCTAGCACTAACTTCTTCACCAGAAAAGCTATAGTAATGGAGACCACTACTACTGATGATTCAGATGTTCTAGCAATAGAACTTGATGGATCTGAAATAGTTAAAGCGGAATCTGGCTCAAATAGCTCGACTGATGATAATGGAGACAGAATGGCTTTAACAGATGAAAATACTGTTAATAATTCTGGAACCGATGATAGTGGACAGGCTGTTGCTTTTGTTCAATACGGTACAATTGGGGCTGCTTCCGATAAGGTTATCTATGGAAAGGTTCTAGTTGGTAGTGGCGTTGATCCTGATGCTTCATAAGATATATGAGTAGAGCACCATTAAACCTTGCTCAAGCTAGTGATCTTGTGGATCTATCTATTCAGAAAATCTTCCCAAAGACATCTGAACCTGAAAAACAATACGATAAGTATTTTAATACCAGGAAGACGGAAGATTATTATGAGAAAGATAGTAGTTTATCAGGAACAGGTGAAGCAGACTTTGTTGACGAGAACGCTGTTATTGGTTCTGATACACCAGTACAAGGATACGACAAAACATATACCCAGAACATGGTTGGTATGATTGTCCCTTTTACTTTTAAGATGTTGAGAATTTCGGCATCTCAAATAGCGTAAGTTATTTGTACAAACTCCGTAAATTCGGGGAACATCTCAAAAAAACGAGACAATCCCGAGCCAAGCCCGAAAGGGAAGGTGTAACGACCAGAGACGGAGCTCCTCATAAGAGGATGATAGGATGGTCTGAACTCGGACTATATATAAAATCCGAGAGACAAGCAGAAATGACTTGTCCGTTCATTAAAAATTTGGTTTTAATGTGGAAATATGGTATAATGTGGGAATATGAATTACTCAAAAGGAATTTATTCTAACAAAAAATGGCTTGAAAAAAGATATGTTGATAAAAAAATGTCTTTAAGGGAAATAGCATCTATTTGTAATGTAGATTTTAAGACTATTGACTGGTGGGTTAAAAAGTTTGGGTTTAAAAAACATCCCGTTGGGGACAGAAAAGGGAAAATGAGTGCTAATTGGAAGGGTGGAAAAAGTAAGTCTTATGGATATACAACCGTTAGAATAAATGGAAGAATATTTTGTGAACACAGAATTATTGCTGCTACGGTTTTAAAAAGAGGATTAAGGAAGGGAGAAGTTGTCCATCATATTGATCTAAATAGAAAGAATAATAAACCTGGAAATTTATACATATTTTCATCTCAAAAGAAACATAAAGCATATCATCAAGCCTTAAAATATGGATATGCTAAGTCTTTAAAATCAAATTTAATTGAATAGTAACAAATTTGGGAAATTCGGAATTAAAAAGAGAGACCTCGAAAACACAGCCTCTGAACTAAAAGCCGCTTGTGCAAGAAAAAGAGAAAAATTATGTGCAGAAAGGTTGGACAATGGATTTGAATCAACTTCCTACACTCATCAAGGACAGTTTGGAAATAGAACTATTTCTACTGCTGGAGGTGATGGCGTAGGAGCATTTGAAGACGACCATACAAGAGAAGATGGCGGTTCAAATATGAATAACATCGTAAACTATTTTATGCGATGCCCTGCGTATATATAAAAGCAGGTGAACAAAATTTCTTCTGATTACTTGGAAAGTCTGACTACATATTGCGTTATATACTATAGTAGTGTATAATGGAAGTATAATAAAGTAATTATACTAACAATATGCAAAAGACAACCAGAGGCAAGCTCAATAAAAATTTATTAAATTATTTTGCAGGATTCTTTGACGGTGAAGGAACTATAGTTATATCTAAATATAAAAACTATCGTTCTAAATCGCAAAATGAACTATATGTGTTATGTGTTAGAGTAACTGGAAAAGACAAAGAAATAATCAAAATGTTTTATGATTATTTCACTCCAGATAATAAATTTTTAACATATAAATATAGAGAAAAGTTTGAAGCATATCAATGGGGATTAGCTGGACCAAAAGCTATGGAGTGGCTAAAGATGATAAAACCCTATTTGGTGCTTAAGAAAGAAAGAGCAGAACACGCGATAAAGTTTCAAGAATATAAATCTAAAAAATGTTCAAAATTGGGTGGACATATTACCGATGAACATAGAAATAAACAAAATGAATTTTATCTCAAAGCAAAAGAATTTAATAAGAAAAATATTGATTGCAGCCGCAACGACTAAGTGAAGAAACTCCCCTATTGGGGAGGTGCGATAGTCTGAACTATATAGAAATATATAGAGGGAGAGCCGAAGAGCTTTCCCCCCACAATATGTGGAGTAACAAAATTGGTATGACGGAACTGATTATAATGTTGCGTTTGATTACGCAGGATTAAAAGCCGCTCATAGAACCGCTGCACTGTTTAAAGACCCGAGAGGAAATCCAAGACCAGCAAAACTTGATACCTTAGTAGTTAAGTATGGTTCTACTGCTTACTTTAAAGCAAAAGAAATACTTGGTGCTATTAAGAAAGGAAAGATTGCTGAATCAATGGATAACGATGGTTCTGGTGTCGATGCATTTAAGATAATCGCATTAGATTATTTAACTAATAGTGGTTATTGGTATATGTTCGACAGCTCAAGGGCTCTAACCGATAAAGAAGGATTTCAATTTGTTGAGTCACAGGCAACTAGTGTTGATCCTGTGAACACAGTTTTCAAAACAAAAGAAATCCAAACATCTGCTACAACACTTTTTGACCTCGGTCATAACGATGTAGCAAGAAGTTGGGTTGGATCAAAGGGTGATGAATCGTCAACAAGCTAACAATTAAATATGGGGGAGCGAAGTGGGTGATCGTTTAGGCGAGAGATTCTATACACGCTCCCTTTATAAAGTCGATGACAATTAATGGAAAACCATATAGTACACCAAGAAATATAAACCTTAGAGGAGGTATATTAAGGTTTGATTCTCAGTTATCAGCCGCAATGGATGATACCGATGATGTTACTCTATATACTAGAACCAGTGGTGGAACCACAGGTTTATATTTTTGGAATGGGAGTTCAGAAACTCAAGTTGGAGCTGCAGGTGGTGGATCTATATCAAGCTGGGATCAGTTATATGATGACGATAAAACATTAACTGTTGATTCTGCTACGTTAACTTTTTCTGGAACACACGCAACGAATGATGTTATTACATTAACAAATTCGGGCAGCGGTTCTGGGGATTGTTTACAGATTACAAATTCTGGTACTGGAAAAGATGTTAATGGAACTTCATCTACCTGGTCAGTTACAAAAGCTGGTGTTCTTGATTGTACTGGTATTACAATAGGCGATGATGAAACAATTACATTTGGTGATGGTTCAGATATTACTATTGAATATGATGAAGATGGAAACGATGAGTTTCTTATCACAGGTGCAACGGGAATTTCAGGTAATGTAAATTTAAGGTCAACTTCAACATTTACCCAAGCTGGTAATGCTGGAAGTACCGTATTTACAATAACTGCAGGTGATGCTGTTATGTCCGATGGTTCTTTGTCTATAACTGACGCAGATAACGCTGAAACAGTTACAGTTATTAACAATACCGCTACGGATATTGGAAACGCTTCTTCTGCTTCTGTTGTACAGATTGAGTCAACATCTCTAACAACTGGTAGATTATTAAATCTTCAGTTAACAGAAGGTACTCTTTCAGGAGGATATTATTTATCTTGCTGGGACGCAACAGGAGGTGCAGCTGTATTTTCAATAGGAGAGAACGGTGCTGTTACAATTGCAGGTGATGCTGAAGGAACAGACGCTTTAACCTTAACTGCTGGTGATGTTACTGTCACAGATGGTGATGTTACCCTGTCAGGTGGTGAATTAGCAGTTACAGACGGTGTAACAACCTCTGGAGCTGGTATTACCCTTACAAGTTCTGTTACTACAGCTATAGGACAAAGTATTGTAGCCGATTCTTTAACTACAGGTAAGGGGCTAAGTATTTCAACAGATGCTATTACTACTGGTAATTCAATTTATGTTGAAAATGTTGGGGAAGCCATAACTTCTGGTGAACTTTTATCTTTAGTTAACACTGAATCTGGAACATTAGCCGTTAAAACTGGTTCATTGGCAAGTATTACAAATTCAATGACACATACAGATGATTCTGATGTGACTGAGAATTTTGATGACTTGGCAATTTCAAGAACAGTTATAAGAAATACCGGTGGAGCTGACTCTACCACTACTACCTCTCAAGGTGCGTTGTTAAAACTTTCTAATACAATTACAGCAACAACAGGTACTATTACCGATACTGTAAATGGATTAGAGATTTCAATGGACGGAGATGGTACTGGATCTGGTATTGATGTTACACACGCTGGAGTATCCGGATCTGCTATTTCTGTAACCGCAGCTGGTGTGGGTGCGTCTGACGTAGCCATAACTGGCTCAGGAGACCACACAAATGGTTATGGAGTGTTATCTATAACTGCCTCTGGTGATTTAGCCGCGGGTGGTTGTGGGGCTTTAATAACCGCTTCTGGAACTCCAAACGCCGATGGTAGAGCATTAGAAATAGACGCTCAAAAAGATATGAGAGCTGCCTATATTGATACTGATGCCGCTACCAATGACGCAATTTACATTACTCATTCAGGAAACTTAGCTACTGGAAAATCTGTTTTACATATAACAGATGGTGGTATTCCTGCTGCTGACGATGTAGCTGTTGTAAAAGCTGCCTTTACTGGCACCGATACAAACGAAAGCTATATCTTTTATGCAGCTGGTACTGGAAAAGATGTTGTTGGTTTGTACGTAGATACAGACAACACAGTTGCTGCTAATTCAGGAAGTATTGTCGCTTATAGCGATGATGCTGGAGCTCAGGGTCCGAGTATTGTAGGACATCACGATTCAGCTTCTCCTGCAGCTAACGACCAAGTCTTTGGTCTATACGCTTACGGGGAAGAAGGAACATCAGGCGATACAATGAAATACGGTCAAATGACCTTTGAGATTGTAGCCGCTACCGATGGATCTATTGAAGGTGGTGTAAAAATAGGTGTAGCTGATGCTGGAAATATAAGAGAATCATTCTACTTAACAGATGATGTTTTAGGATTGGGTGATTCGGCAGCATTCGTTTTGGGTTCAACTGGATCTCAAGACCTAACTATTTCAACCAATGTTGATGTTGATGGTACTAATGCAAACGAACCTAATATTGTTCTAACAGATGGAGCTACTGGTAATATAACAATTACTGCTGGTGGGACATCTGGTGAAATTGATTTAGCTAGTCCTTTCTTAGCTTCTTCTACACATTCTTTGAATGGTGCTGGAGCTGTTAGCCTAACAGAATCAATTACAGAATGGACAACAACAGGTGCTGATGCTGGTACATTAGCAGACGGAGTTGAAGGTCAGGTTAAATACATCGTAATGATTGCTGATGGAGGTAATGGTACATTAACCCCAGATAATCTAGCTGGGACTGATACTACTATTACTTTTGATGATATCGGTGACGCTGTAACATTATTGTTTACTAATGGTGAATGGTATGTTGTAGGTCAAAACGGTGTTACTTTAGGATAAGTTGTGACCTCTTAGGGGGGAGTATTACTCCCTCCAATAAAGGTCATAAAAATTAAATAAAAAAAACAATGATATTAGACAATTTAAAAACAGCAAAAATAGATATTTCAAGCTCCGGAGACAACGAAATAATAGCAGCTCAAGGAGAAGGAACATATATCTATATAGACCATATTAATTTTATTCCAAACACAGCGGTTGGGGTAACTATTAAAAGTGGAAGTACGGAACTATCTGGAGCTTATAGCTTAGATGCAAAACAAGCATTTGTTTTAGATAACGCAATGGCAGCAGAAAAAGGAATTATAACTTGTGCTTCAAACGAGGCATTTAATTTAAACCTAGATGCTGCGGTTCAAGTTTCAGGTTTTGTTAGATATAGAATAATAAACAAGTAAAATGGGGTATATATCGCCTAGACCAGAACAATCCACAGAAGAGGAAATAGAAATGGTTAAGTCATTATATGATTTATCCGTTTCTGAAGACGGACAGGCTATTAAAAAAAGCACGTCAGTTTCTTTTGAGAATGTTGATGTATTTACTCAGTCAGAGGGCGATGAGAGATATTATACCAAACAGCAAGTTAACAATTTAATAGGGATTGAGAATTTATGGGATAGAGATAGTGGAAGCAATACAGTTTCTCCTCATTTTAACAACGATAGCCTTGATATGGGAAGTGGCGATATAACAACAACAGGCAACATAACAGGCGGCAACCTTAACATCTCTAATTGGGATACGGCTTACGGCTGGGGCGACCACTCGGCACAGAACTACTTTGACAAAGACACAGACACAGCAACCACAATAGACGCATTAAAAAGAGACGG